GAAATAGAGAAATAGGAGAAATATATGATGGATAACATCAGTCACGAAAAGGGTGACAGAATGATGTCTGACAGTAACTTCTCAGATGCGGCAAGCGTCGGCGTTGTATGCGCCGAAGCGTACTTCCCTGTGGAGTACCTGCCTTGCTCATTTGAGTGGAGTTACGAGGATCCGATGTACGGACCTAGACTGATTCCTGAAACACCTAAATATGAATCAGGGAAGTACAAGGGTGAACCGTTGCACGTTTACGTGGCACGTATGGACACCCCGATACCTACGGTATTGGGAATCCACTCATCTAAGTATGACCGGAGTCAAGACGGGTATGCCACCGTGTTGGATCAAGCAGAGATGCTTTTCCCTAACACGGCTGACATGTGTACCTTGTTTGGTAAAGGCGAACGTCTGGTATTCACTCAAAATTTGGGTGATGAAGTTGATCTAGGGAACGGCGATACTTTACAGCCTCGCCTTGTCTGGACATCCTCTTTGAATGGGGCGTGGGCTACAAGCGTGCGGTCTATGATGCACAGACTGTCATGCACTAATCAACTCATGGGTACTACACCTTTGTGGAAGGTGCGGCGTACAGCAAATCATTCTGATTTGGTGGAGGCTCGTGCTCAGATCCTTTCTAACCAGATGGCACACGCTGAAGCGTATGCTAATCAGGCTAGGATTCTGGCTTCGCAGGAGTTTACTGACGAAGAGTTCAGGAATCTCATACAACATTTAGTGCCTGATCGTCAAGATCAGGACATCTCTGACAGGGCGTTAGATAACGACCTCGCCAAGAGAGGCGCTATGTTGTTGGGCTGGCATAAAGAGAAGGAAGAGTTCGGTGCTGGGTCGCATTTGATAGGCAGCCGTTGGCTGGCTTACAATGCAGTTCAGGGTGCTGAACAGCATTACATAAACCAAAACTGGAAGCATGACCCTGAGAAGTCTTTAGCCAAATCAGTGGAAGGCAAAACACCTTTCGCTAACGAGGCTTGGAGAACACTCATTGAAGCCTGATTACAGTCAGGCCGCCTGCAAGGGAGTTGACACTCACTTGTTTTACCCAGAGGTGATAGGCGTAAGAGGCAAAAAGATGAAGATGAAAGAACCCATCAAAATCTGTGCCGTCTGTCCTATCCAAATGGATTGCTTAATCCACGCCTGCGAAACCGGAGAGTTTTGGGGCGTCTGGGGAGGCGTGTCTGAAAGAAGAAGGAAACAGTTGGCAGAGTCCAAAGAGTATCATCTTTGGGCGGCTAGGGATTGTAAGATTTGCGGTCAAAAGTTTATGCCAACTGTCCAAACCCAGTTCAACTGTGGACCTGAGTGCTTTAAGGTTCACAGCAGGGCTACCAATAGAAAAAATTCGGCGGCGAGAAGGAAAAGCAAGGCATCAAATTAGTTGATGACTCGCTTTTACGTAAGCATCTGATAAGATAAAACAATAAACAGAAAGAGAGGCCACAAAATGGCTAAAAAAATAGAAACATTCCCATCTAGGAAAAAAGGAAGACCAGAGCAATACGGTTGGGATTCATGGTTCCAAATGGCACCTTGCGTGTTAGAACGAGGTGAGGATTACACTCAGCCGGATAACATTTTCAGGGCAGCAATCTACAAAGCAGCACGACGCAGAGATATAACTGTGGAAACCGTTATTGTGGATTACGGAATAGCAATTCAGGTTATTGATCCGACATCCGTCGCGTAAGGTGACTTGACAAGCATGTTACGCTATAGGTACGGGGCAGGGGGATTTCTCTCCTTTCGCCCTCTGCCCCAAACGGAAGGAAAATATGACAGTAGAAGAAAGACTTAAACGATTAGAGGAAATAGTTGTTCCTGAAGATCAGGATGGAAGCAACTTGGGTGAGTTCAGTATGGCTATTTACGGCCAACTGATTAAAACTTTAATATTGTTAGGAGATTTCTCTCATGATCTCGCCACTTCGTGTGGAAATTTGATGAATGAAATCGGAAAATTGATACCTGAAGAGATAATGGAAGATCTTCAGAATAATGTTAGCAATACTGAAGCCGAACCTAAACTTCATATCGTGAGTGACGATTCAGGCCCAGAGGGTTAACCCCCTCCCCTCTGTGGTCCCTTGTACCCCCACCCCCCCTTTAGGGGGGGGTGGGGGTACCAAACACTTAGAAAGGAAACTAAATGGAAAACGAAAATGATTGGGATGAAGCGCTGAAAGAAATTTCTCTGTCGGGATGTGGTCTAGATGCTAAAATGGATTTATACACCGACGAAACTATTTTGATAGCGGAAGAATTTTTAGACATTGCAACCAACTTGGAGCCAGAAGACGAAACGTACGAACTGCAAAAAAACAGTCTCGCTGCTGGAGTCTTGCTGGTTCTTTCCCGCCCTTGGCTGGGAAAGAAAGTATGGGGTTCATTCGGACAACGTATTTTGCGGTTGAAAGAATCTATAGAAAAAGGAGAAAACATTGATAACTGAAGACGGGCGGATCGTACTCCGCCAATCATGGCTAGGTTCTCTAGCCATGTGTCCTGAGCGAGCCAGACAAGACATGTTAGGCCTCGCTGAGAACACTGAGTCAACGTCAACGATGATTGGGACATCTGTCCATTATGGAATAGAGCAATGTCTCAACGAAGTGATGATGACAGGAGAACCGTTGTCGCAAGCCGACACTGTGGAAGCGTCTATGAAATGGTGGAATGACAGCCACGATGAGATAGTTCGCTGGAACCACGACAAGTCTGAATGTGAAGATATCATTCAGAAGAACACGAACGTGTGGTGGGAAGAAGTAAGACCCGACATGAAACCAATCGCTGTTGAGGAATGGTTTGAAGTTCCTTTAACGCAGACCGATGAAGGAACTGAAATCTGGTTGCAGGGAACTATTGACTGCGTTCAAGAGTTTCCCAATCCGATTGTGGATTGGAAAAATCCGGGTCGTAAACCATCTAACGCATGGGAATTGAAACGCTGGTCTGTGCAAGCAGCAGCGTATTCGTATGCAGTTGACAAGGTACATGGTTTCGGACCGTTACCTTTTGTGTTCGTGCATTTAGTTAAGGGTGTAGTCCATCGCACACAGGTGGAGTTTGGACCGGCGGAATGGGATAGTCTGGTTGCTCTCGCCCATTCTGCTGGAACCCTTATTGAAGCAAATCTCTCAGTATGGCCCCTCAATATGACAGGTTGGCATTGCTCCCCCAAATGGTGTGGCGCATGGAAAACTTGCCGAGGGCAATATGCTGGACCAGATCCCTTTTAACAACAACAGATAGGAGAATAGGGAATGACAGAAGAAAATAACAACAGTTTCACTGTGTTTCGCAGGCAGGTCATCCAAACGGGTGATTATGAACCTGCCGAAGCGTCATGCAGCGTTTCTATAACCATAGATGCTACGGCATCGCAGGAGGATGTAGCAGCGGAGATCGCTAAGTGGGGTACCACTTTAGAGATCGCCAACTACGAAGCACTAGGTGTAGGTTATGAACTTACAGAACAGGGTGTGAGACTCTTAGAAAAAAGTGTTCGGTCAAGTACACCGGATGCTCCCGTGGCCCAACAAGCGACGGGGAATAAATCCTACAGTAACGCCAACTCCTCAAAAGGAGGATCTTTACAAGAGATCTGGCGTGACCTGATGGACAACCAAACTATGTGGTGGCCACCAAATTGGCAGGACAAATTAAATCCTGACAAGGACGTGAACGCCAATGGTCCTGACTATAAGCGTAAAGCAGATGGTAAGGGTGTTTGGTTATCCAAGAAAGACGGCACTCCACTCATTCCTGACTGGTTTGTTTGTCCTTTCACGGGTAAAACTGCTACAGACTTGAAGGTAATAGCCAAAGAGGTTAGAACCTGATGGATGTAGTCCTGCACTCGCAGGACGAAGTAGCCTCCCGACTCGCTGCTGCACAAGAAGCGGCAGCGACGGGGGGTAACCCATCTGAACCTCTAGAAACGTCTGAGAACGGCTCTAAAGCCGCCTCAGAGGACTCTGGAAGTAAGAAGCCTCTTCGTTTTGCGTTAACATCAGCAGTCGTAGAGAACCTTATAGGTTTTATACGCAACCCATCAGAACGCTGGTACCTAGGATTTTCCGAAATAGACATAGCAACACGTGGCATAGGTCGCGGAGAAGTATTGCTGGTGGTAGGCCGGAGTCACACAGGTAAATCACAAGTACTGTTAAACAGTATTGTGACCAACCTAGT